CTTGGCCAGAGGTTCCCACTCGGTGCGGGTCAGTGTCTCTTCAAGCAACCAGTAGGCGTGAATGCCGTTTCCAGAATTCACCAGTATCGGTCTAGGTAAGCCGACTGTCTTGCAAAACTTCTTGAACTCGTCCAGCCCTATTTGCTGGTCCAGATAGCCTTCGATCTTCCCTTTGGAATTGGGCACACCTTTGGTCGGGCCGCAGTCAATGTCCAGCCATAGGGCTCGGACAAAAGCTACGTTCTCGTGCGTTCTGTTGTTCAGTGGGCCAAACTTGGCGCACCCAAAATACACGTTGACTTGCTGCTGCTTGAATTCCTCGATGAGTTCTTCGGCTTGTTCCCTCGTATCCGCAAAGCGTTGGTCTACATAGTCCCCAATCCCAATCACGCAGTACCGCCCATCCGTAGGCAGCACGGTGTCGAGTAGATCGAAGTCGGACATGTTATTTGCGCTTCTTGTGTCGTGCTATGAATCGTTCGATCTGTTCGTTGTGGGCGCGGATTGGGACGGTGACGCCCCAAAACCAGTTGTAAATCGTGGAGCGACTTACCCCCAGTGTTTCCGCAATGATGCCCACGGGAATCCCGTTCTCGATACACAGACGGCCCAAGGCTACGCCCAGAGACTCGGCATCGGCTTTTTTATTGGCCTCCACCAAGTTCTGGCTGTAACCATAGCTCATGCTTATTCCTCGTCAGTCCATGCCGCAACCACAGAGTCCAAGTTTTTCTTGGCAGTGGGTGCAGGGGTTTCAGCTTTCTTCGACTCCCGTTTCTTGGGCTCATTAACCTCGGGTTCAGCCACCGCGTCGATATCGCCATGTGTGTTGGGAGCGCGGGCAGCGATGGTTGCTTTGGGCGCTTCCAATTTAGGCGAACGACCAGACACGTCGGCCTGATACGGGGTCATCGTCACCATCTTCTGCACCTCGGGCTTGGCGGCAACCTTGCTGGTCACTTCGTACTGCGCTTTGTCGATGAAGCGCACGGGGGTGAACAGAATGGACTGGTTGTCGTTGTCCTCGTTGAAGCTCATCTGGGTAACCACGTAGTCCAAGCTTTTGCCGTTGTTGGCCAGATACTTGGTGTAGTTCTCAAACGTGTGGGTGTTGTCACCGACACCTTCACCAAACAAAGACTTGGAAGCCAAGTTCATCTGGTACACCTCACCTTCGAGCGAAGTGCCGAAGTCCTCAACCAATGCCACAGCAATACGGCGAGAGTAGCGGCAAGCCTTGGAGTTGCCCATACCCGAACCCTTGATGTTTTGCGAACAGGAGTCGCAGCGATCAGACTGCTTGTTGGCAGACCCCGCATCAGGTGCATTGCCGTCATTGGAGAAGCAATCAGGTGCAGTCGGCTCGGCATCGGGGGTCCACTGCTTCGCGTAGAAGATGCGGCCCACTTTGGGGGAGGCGCTGACAACGATAACGTCCATCGTGCCTTTCACTTTGCCCATCTCCTCGCCACCGACAACCTTGCGGAAGATGCCGTTCTTGGGGACGATGCGCTTAGTGCCAGTACGGCCAGCGAGTTGTTTGGTAAGTTCACTGACCCCAGCGGTTTGCAGGAAGTCGGGGAGGTCTTGGTTCAGTAAAGCGATGTTGCTCATTTCAATTTTCCTTTGCGCGTCTAACAACCACGGTGTATGTGTTTTCGACATTCATCCCTTTCGGGTAAAGGTCTGGATTCTCTCCAAGAAACTCTTTCATATGTGTTTGATGAATTCGTTTCTCTAGCAGGCCGAATGCACTGGTCTCCTCTATGAAGGTGTACATTGAATCCCAATCATTCGTCCAGTACCGTGACTTAACCGATCGAATAATTGTGCCGTGCGGGGTGCGCATACTCTCGACGCCCATAGACTTGCATGTATCGAGCATTTCTGTCTCGATCAAGCCCATTTGCTCTTCAAGTTCTGCGTGTTCTTTTTTGTATTTCGCCGTGAGGTCATCACGGGCATCTCGTATCCTCAAGTAAACCTTTGTCAGGTTATTGAGGTCTGGTGTAGAGGTGACTACCTCCTGAACTGCTTCGTCCATGTGTTCGCTCCTGTTGTTGTGGGGATTAGTTTAGCACAAGATTGTACATTGTCAAGTCTCTTGTGAAGAAATTTCTTGACGGTACAAATCAATCACTTGCTGGTGGTTGGCGATGTTGCCCCGCAGTAGCGAGTACATCCGGGTTTCCACCTGACTGCCTGTGATATGCACGATGGTCATTGGGTTGACCTGACCGGGGCGGTCAATACGGGCATTGGCTTGCAGGTACGTCTCTACGCTGGTGCAGGGAGCGTACCAAATAATTGTGTCGGCGGCGGTTAGGGTAAGCCCGTGGGATGCGGCCATTGGCTGAATGACAAGCACCTTGGGGTCAGGCTGACTCTGGAACCGCTGAACAATATCGGAGCGCCGATTAACCGACACTGCGCCGTTGATAACGTCACACGTTATGCCGTTCTTGGTCAAATGCTTGGCCAACACTTCGATGGAGTGAGTGAACGGCACGAAGATCAGCACCTTGTTGCTCGACTCGTCAACAACTTCCTGCACCACATTTAGTCGGTTGGATACATCGAAGTCCACCACCTCATGGTTGTCGGTATACACCGACCCGCAAGCAATCTGAAGCAGCTTGTTAATCTTCACAGCCGCATTGACCGCAGAGACTTCTTCCCCTGCTGCTTCGATCAGCATCTCGTCCTTGAGGCGCTTGTAGAAACTCTTTTGCTGAGGTGTCATCGGGGCTTCGCGCTCGGTGAAAGTCACCGGGGGCAGGTCCAGGCACTGCTTCTTCTCGAAGCGTATGGCTGGTTGTAGGATAGTATGGACAGTCTGGGACGCATCCGGCTTTGGAATCCACCGATACATGCTGACCTTGTTCATAACCTTATCGCGGAACTGCCCAAAGAACATCGGCACACCGCTGGGATTGACCAGCTTTGCCAGTCCGTAAGCATCCACAGGCGATTGCGCGGCAGGCGTACCCGTGAGCATCCACAGTCCTTTGACGGCCCGTGTCAAATCGCGCAAGTCTTTCCACCGCACAGTCTGGGCGTTCTTGTACGCCGATGCCTCATCCACCACGATGAGGTCGAACCCGCCGTCTATGATCTGTTTCTTGATGATGCCAACACCATCGAAGTTGACGATGACGAACTCGGCCCCGGCCTCAACAATTTCTTTGCGCTTCTTGGCTGAGCCATGCGCAATAGCCACTGTACGGTGGATGGCAAACTTGAACAGGTCAACTTGCCACGATGGCTTCATGATGGACAGTGGACAAATCACTAACACTCGTTTGACCAAACCCAACTTCATCAAATAATCTACAGCCCAGATCACGGATGCTGTCTTGCCCGTGCCCTGCTCGTTGAAACAAAACGCTTTACGCTGATTCGCTAAAAACTCTGCTGTGACCTTCTGATGCGCAAACGGTGTGAACCCCGGAGGCCGGGGCCACTCATACTCTGATAGATTCATTTTTTCTTACGTTCCTTCGTACTGACTTCTGATACAACTTTGTGGTTTGACCCGCGCTTAAATGATCTATTCGTGCTCGGGGCTTCCAAGCGTACACCATTTTTATTGGAGCCGCCTTTGGACAGAGCTACGCGGTGCGCAACGTCTTTGCCTTCTCTGATATCTGCACGTCCGTCGCCGTTGGCGTCAGTGCTCTTGTTGTCGATCTTTTCCCTAGCGCGTTGGCGCTCCAGCCTTGACTTGCCCTCACCTCGGGCAAGCTGTTGCTCGTATTCCTTTTTATAGGGTCGGGGTTTGTTCACGTATGGCATTTTTTGTCACCTTTTTAGTGGGGGAGAGGTTAATTGCTGTGTCTAGTTTAGGGGCGTATTCCCCTTCTTTGCGTCCAAGGGCATGGGTGTTGAGGTCTTCGCGGGTCAAACCAAACTCTGCGGGGGTTGCCTCCCATAAAGGGTTGCGCCCCTCCTCTTCCATGACCCTCATCATCTTACCAACTGCGATGCTAATCTCCATCAGCATGTTGGATTTCTGTTCGGCAAACTGCGTCTGCATTTCTCTGCGTACAACGTTGTGTACGATTTGGCCCAGTACCTCGGTCACTCGGCGTTTCAGTTCGCCCTCAAGAATCAGGGCGGTGTCAGTTTCTTCGTTTGTCATCTTTGTCATGGTGTTACCTCTGCATCTGAGCGGTGATTACTTGCTTCACGCGACTCTCAAAAAGGGGGTTTCCAAGAGTTGAGTTTTGAATCCCCCTCATAACATCGCGGTCGTACCTATCGAGAATCTCAACTAACATATCCCTTATCAACTGCTTCACATCTTCATGCAACTTGATGTAAGCCGCCGCTTGGTTTTTTTCTTCCTCTGTCATGTTTAACTCCTGTTGTACTCACATTGCTTCACTGAACAGAATTTGCACAGTGGTCCTTGAATGGGGTTCCACACCCCGTTTTTCAGTGCCGCCTCTATACGGGCAACATCTTGCGCTGGCTTCTCCACGTACTTGGGCATCATCTCCCGGTAGTGGGTGGCCTTCACAAACTCTTTACTCACCACGAAGATCAAAGCTGACTTCACCTTGTTGATCTGCGGAAACTTGGCAAAAAGGCCAGCCGCCACAAGATCGAGTTGCTTGACGTCCGCATAACGCGCACTCTTGCTGGTCTTGTAGTCCACTGAGTGCGCCAACTGTTTCTCCTCGTTGATGACTACCAAATCGGCTATGCCATGCCACCATACATTCGTCGCGCTGAAATCGCATGATTCCAAATTCTTCGTTAAGCCCAACTTGACTTCGCATAGCTTCTTCCCTTGGATTACATCCAATGTCTCTAATACTGGCAACATGTATTTAAATGCGGGCGGGACAGGCTTGCCGTCTCGGATGTATTCCTCTGCCACAGTATGAGCAGTCTTGCCGTACAGCGTGGCCTGTGTGTCGGGCTCAACAATATCCTTGACTATCTTGGTGTGATAGTATTTTTTGGGGCACTGCTGAAATGTTTTCAGACTGCTGAACGACCAGACGATGCTCATGCTGTCTCCTCTACCAAGTAAGCTTCGCGTTGACGGGGTTCCCCGTTGCCACGCACAAATGAATTCCACCAATAGATACCGCTCTTACGCTGCTTGAAGTGGCCCCGCACGTAATGGGCTGAAATATCTAAGCGACGACTGACAACACCATCGGTGGTGGCGCTTTCAATTTCTTCCAAATGCAACAGTGTGTACGCACTGGCAGAGTACGCTTTCTGTTTTTTACCACCAAGCTTCGCGCCTTTAGGCGGTATCCGTGCGGGAACCTTAGTCCGACCTACCCCGCTCTTACAGCTAAGCAAGAGATAAGAGGCAAACATAAGACATGGGATTTCTGTAGCGGCTTCCCTGATGTGCTGTTGTGTCTCAGGTGCGTGAAATATTTGCGCCAAGCGTTCAGGTACGACCCCCGCTTTTTCTGCGGCTACGATAAACGCTGGGCATGGAATGAGGTTGCAATCAATAGCGCCTTCTCCGTCGGCCTTAGAGCTAAGAGACACTTTAAACGCGCCAAGGGCGTCCATGCCAAACAAAAATGTAAAGAAGCTGTGCTGAATGCGACCGTCAACAAACTCCCAGTATGGCAAGCAAGTGAACACACCTTCACTAAGCTCATGGATATATGCGCCAATGCGTGTTATCTCCACGATGCCATTGATGGTTCCGCTATCGCGTAGTTTGCGAATGTCCTCTGTTAGCGGATACTCGATCACCGTATGCGGGTACGGCATGTGCAACTCAGCGAGGCTGGGCATCTTGAAAGACTTTGAACGTACAAGCATCTCGGCGCTTAACGCAACTTCGGGCGACAGAATAAATGTCTGCACGTCCTTCTTTGGTGCGTTGTGTCGGAACTCAATCGGCACCCCAAACTCATTAGAAGTGACACGATCAAAAAACTTGTCGATCAGTGGTTTATTCACCTGCCCGCTCCTTCATCTCTTTGATTGCGTTCAACATCAGCTTGACCTCGGCCATAGCTTCAAGCGTGTGCTCAATGGCCTTGTCATATTCACGATCAAGCATCGAATCATGGGCGTCCTTTAGGGCGCGTTCTGCCATCATGCAGGGGTAGGCGTAATCAACCATCAGTTCTCCTTTAACAATCACCATAACTTTGTCCATATCCAGCCTCACAGTTCAGGGGTAACTCGGGAGCCCACGCAGGGCGTAGGCGCATACACAACTCAACAAACTCTTGGGCAGTTTCAGCCTCGGCCTCGGGCACGATGCAAGTGATGGCGTCATGCACCGTCATCACCACTTTGTACTTCTTTGCAATCAGCAGCATCTGCTCACCGATCACGATACGGGCTAACGCTTGGCACACGTTCTCGACAACCTTGCCGCCGTAGATTCGGTTGGGGATGATTGCTCTGCCCTTCTTGGTGTCGTAGACGATCTCGGCCTTGCCTTCCTCATTCTCATATAGGCGCAAGTTCGGATACCGCAGGCGCAAACCATTGGGAAGAATAATACCGTTGTCGCCCTCAACCTTCAACAGTTTGTTCCGCCCTAAAGTGGTAAGCTGTTTCTGCAATATGGCCTTGAGGGCTTGACCCGCAGACTTCCACAGTTCGGGAATCATGGGGTACGTCAGTCGGTACGTGTCGATGATGCGCTTCGCTTCGTCAAGCTCAATAGACGCGCCAAAGTTTTTAAGTTGTGCTTGAAACTTTGCCGCTCCCATGCCATAGCCCGCCCCAAGAATCGTCGTTTTACCAACGAATCTTTCATCGGGGGTAATCTCCGCGATTGCCTTGCCATAGATAGCCGACGCCATGATTTTGTATACGTCCTCGCCACGATCAAATGCCTCCACTAAGTCGTCTTGCCCCGCCAGCCACGCCAGCGTCCGTGCTTCAATCTGAGATGAATCAGAGTCCAGCAACACGTATCCTCGGGGTGGGATGATTGCGTGTTTCAGGGGGGATTTGCGCGGCAGGTTCTGCAAGTTCAGCTTGTCGTCCCCACCCCAGCGCCCAGTGTGTGCGGCGTAGTACCGCAGGGGTACAGGCAACGGCCCCCGATCGGCAATCCCAATGAACCGCTCGGTGCGGGTCTCCTCGATCGTGGACTTTGTGCCTAGCCGCGCAGCCACAAGTGCTTGGACCATTGTGTTCTCGTGCTCCAGCAACGCTTTGAAGTCCTCGTCACTCTTTGCAAACGCATAGGTCTGCTTGCCAGTGGTCGGGCTTTTCTTCATGGGCGGCTCAACACCGAATGTTCTGAGCAGGTCAGCAAACTGCGGGTTGCTCATCAGCGTGTCTTTGTCAAAGTTGTCCAGCAAATCTTCCTTGCGCTGGCGCTCTTTGAGCAGGTGGTCACGCAGGGTCTCCTTGTGCAACTGCAACACCGGGTCGGTGAACATCTGGACGGTCAAGTCAATCAGCCGCAACTCAACCTTTGGGAAGTTCTCGCTCATGGCATTGAACAGCGCCCATGTCAGGGTTACGTCATTCGCGCAGTAGCTTCCATAGTCGGCCAACTCCTCTGGCGTGAAGTCCTTGCGGAAATAGTTGATGTACTTTGCAACCTGTTCACCCTTGACGCCCAACCCATAGTGAGAGGCTAGGACCGCAAGACTCCCGCCAACCTCAGTCCCATGCAGGGCGCGTCCCATGCTCAGCGTATCCAGAAAGCCTTTCGGCTTCATGCCAAAAATCCAATTCAGGATGGCTCCATCGAACGGCGCGTTGTGCGCTAAGACCAAATGATTGGGCAGATCGAAGGGGGTGAGGAACTGGTGCAACTCTTGGTGGCTCCCGCTGAACCAAATGGGTACGCCATCGTTTATCTGTACTGCAACACCGATAACCTCGAACCTCGGGTCCCGAATGTATTCCTCAGTGGTCTGGGTCTTGAACCCAAGAGTCCCGCCATAGGCGGTCTCAAAGTCGATTGTGAGGATGTTCATTTGAAAATGTTTCCAAGCCCCATAGCGTTCATGAGACCACCGCCTGAGAAGCCCGTACCGCCCTGTTGTGCCGATATTGCAAGATGTGCTTGGCCTTGTACTTGTGCGGCGTGGACTTGTGCGGCGTGGACTTTCTGGGCATATATGGATTGCTGCTCCTTGCGTTGCCGCTCGATGTATTGGTCATCAAACACCCGCTCCATGATTTCTTTGTCAAACTTGGCTCTCTGCATTTCTTTGAACCCAGCAATCAAGGCTTGACGCTCTTCCTCAGTGAAGTAGCGCCACTCCTGCCACGAAATAGCTTTGTCGTCATCGCATGAAATTACTTTTGCCAGCAACTTTGCAAAGTCGTAGAACCGACCATCAATGGATTTATATGTAGCGGCATTGAAATCAATCACCTCAAAGTCCTCGGGGTTGGACTTCATGCGCTCCAGCAAGATTTTTACCCCCGCACAAAACTCGTTCATTCAAAGGCTTTCAAAGAGGTCTTTGCTTGGATTATTCGGGTTTGTTCGTCAACCGTAACGCCCCTGCCCTCTGCTTTAATCTGCGCTTGACCGAACCCACCAGTACTCGTAACACCTAGCTGTGCGGTGGTGTAGTAGGGAGCATTACTTTCTTTCAGCTTTTCTTCCATCTCATCTTTCAACAACTCGCGCATGACCTTCTGGTCAAACTCTTTGCGCCGCACTTGCTTTAATCCCTCGTGCAGTGCGCCCTTCTCGGGCTCGGTCATCACCTCGCGGAATTTATCGCCAAACATGAAGCGCCACTTGTGTGCGTCATCAAAAAATTCTTCGGGGTTGGATTCCATGCGCCCAACCAATGCGCGTACACCTGCGGATAATTCAGTCATTTTTGTCCTCCAGTAGTTTCATCATTCCAGTTGCTGTTGCTTTGCTCAGCCCGTGGGCCAGCGTTACCGATCTTCGTTCGCCCCATGCAGGGTGGTACTCGCTTCGATAGATGGTGTACTTGCCATGCACAAACCTCATTTTGTATTTTGGTTTGTATAAGTGACCAAGCTCTTTTTCAAGTATCTGCAACGATTGTTGCGTGATTTGTTGTATGGTCAGGGTCATTACTGCATACACTCCGATATAACATTTGTTAGATACTCTAAGTTGTTCTCGCGGATGACAAGCGTGTAGCCACCAGCCTTGTTTATGTCACTTAGATTTTTTAGTTGCAGTGCGGTGACTTCGCCCTTACCTGCTTTGGCTTCGATAGCCACAAACTTACCGTTCACACAGCAAAGGAAGTCGGGCACACCGCTATTGCCGTAGCCAGTGCCGATCGGCATGGCGTAGTAGATGCTGTGGGCTTTGAGGATTGCCTTGATCTTTGTCTTGACCTTGGCCTCGGGGGTGGTTGCCATCTAACACTCCAGTTGTTTTCAAGCCCCCATAGTATCACAACCTTGTACTTTGTCAACACCCAGACGAAAAAAAGCCGCCCGAAGGCGGCTAGGATTTACCCTTGGTCTAACAAATGTTAGATCGCTGTCACTTCCTGTTCTGTGCCAGGATTGTGCAGATGGCAGTCTCACCACTTGTTTCTGCGCTATACAAACCACAAGAAGTCACCATCGGGTCGGCCCCATTGCTTATGGCCTTCTCCCACTTGTCGCGCTTGTCAAGGCTGATGACCGTGACACACACCAGCAGCGATATCAAAAACGCCAGCACCATGCCCCAGCAGGCAACCCAAAATTTCTCGTTGCTGTCCATCATGCCCCTGCTTTCTCAATGGCTCGGTCGATATACCACTTGGCCTTCTGCAAGTCTTGCAGTCGGTTGCCTTTGTGGTCGGCGCGAGTGATGTACTTCACGGCATTGCCCAGGTGATACCCCAGTGCCTTCGCTTCGATGAAGTCGATGGTCTCGATTCCACCTACCTTGTAATGGGCAGGATGATTCACCGGATCAGCTTTTGGTTCCTCTATGGCAATCTCAGGGTTCAATAGGGGCTTGTTGCTTGTGAACGCCGCAATCCGCTTGAAGTTCCCTGCGCGG